TAAATGGCTGTTAACTCATCCCGTTCAATGAATCAATCCCTTAATGAGGGAGCGACAGACGGCAAGTACCGCAAAGTTCGCCCAGACACAGAAGTTATTCCTGGTTTAGGAGATGAAGCAACACTTGATAACCGTCAATCACTTCACCCATTTTATGGTTATGGATTTATTACCTCTGAGTATCCAAACAAGGTAAACCCAGGTAAGTAATTATGAATTTTAATGACCGTCGTGCTAAAGCCGATGCAAAAATGGCTAAAGACGTAATGGCAAACGCCACTACAAACTTAAAAGCCAAATGCGGTCATGAAGATATGTTGGGATATTTTGCAGGTACAGTTTGTGGAAATTGCGCTCGTAAAGCACAGAAGAAAGCGATGGGTAAGTAATCATGGCTAAAAGAACATCTAATAGAAATGCTGGAAACCTTATTGCAAACCGCATTCCATTTGAAGGTTCTAACATGCGTGGGCACGCTGGCGGTCCTCATCAACTAGGTTGGTTAAGTCCACAGTCATACTATGGTTCAAGTAGAAACCAAGAATTTGCAGACCAAATTGGTCGTTTGAAAAACCCAGATTACACAGTTATGTCTTATGGAACTCCAATTGCTATTCATCATGAAGGTGGATGGCATTACCCAGATGTTTCTCACAGTTCAACCACAGGCAAACATCAAGCCATTGTACGTGGCGCTCTTGGCATCAAAAACGCTCGTGAAATTAAGATGGAAGAGCGTGCAGCAAAACGAGCAGCAAAAGCAGACTCACAAGAACAGGCACTCTGGAACCAATAATCTGATAGGGTAAACGGACTACTACAAGGAGCACAATGAGTAATATTCCTATTCTTGGTGAAAAGAAGATGGACAACGAGCCGATGTTTCGGCTTCTTTATTGTTTTGTTTGCGAAACGCTAGAAGAACTACCGCCATACGATGGCCCAGTAGAACACGACCACTTATTGGCTATTGCCTGTGAGACACATGTTTTTCCATCAGGAGAACCACACAAAGGCAAGTTGTTTGTTTTGCCTCTTCGTGCTTGGGCACACTCAGACTCTAAGAAAGAAATTATTCGCCAGATTAAAGGCGGAGGTTCTAAAGGTCTAGCCGAAGTAGACGACACGTTTTATGACAGTCGTTCTACCTTTATGGAAGACGCAATGCGATGCTATCAAGCACATAACAAGCCTAAAGAAGGTTGCTCTGATTATCGTATTTCAGAAAAACGTTTAGTTCCTAATACTTCTAAAGATAGAAAAGATGCTGGTATGGAAAAATACCTAGATGCTCCTGGGCCAAAAACATACCTATGTGACTTTTGTCCAGTATCCGTAATCGTAAACCAGCGCAAGAGAAAGTTGATGGGCCTAGAATGACACAAGCAGCATATATTGTAACAATCAATGATGATGGCAGCATCACAACAGAGTCCGTTGGAACAGACAAGGGCGTGACTAGAAAAGCCAGCACTTTTGACATTTACCAAACAAGCAAAGAACTTGTATCTGAGATTGAGCAACAAATTCTTGCTGACAAAGTGGCTCACAGAGTTGTCTTAGCATTGCAGCCAAAAGATGAGGCAGCAGAGACCAGAGCCAAGATTATTGACGCTTTAAACGAAAGAAAGCAAGAAGCGCCCTTAGACTAGGGCTATGAACAGATACGATAACTCCCAGCCAGTGCTGGTAAAGCGTTCTGCTACTTCCTACTTCTCTCCTGCAGAAGAGACGCTAGACCCTAAGTTATTTGAGGGCACTCACCTCAAGCGCTGGGTTCGCAGCGGAATCATGCAGGTTCTTTTTGACTTTCTAAAAGAAACTTATCGCCATCCTGATTTGTGGGCCCGTGTGTGGTTGGCAGGTTCTGCAGTGTCGTATCAGTGGTCTGCTGCTCGTGAGCCAGGTGACTTAGATGTTCTTATTGGCGTTGACTATGTGCAGTTCCGCAAAGCCAACCCTGAGTTTATGCAGATGTCTGACCTTGAAATTACAAAAACGCTAAACGAAGAGTTTAGGACATACTTACAACCAGATATGGAGAACTGGAACGGATTTGAAGTCACGTTCTACGTTAATCCAGGTGCAACAGATATCACATCTATTAATCCATATGCAGCCTATGATGTTACATACGATGAGTGGACTGTAACTCCTCCAAAAGAAGGTGTAACTGAACGCCCATCATGGGAGTCAGCAGCCCAAAGAGATTTATCAATGACGTCAGATATTGCAATGCGCTATTCAAAAGCGATGACAGATATTAAGGCTGCTCCAAACGATGCAGCACGCCGTGATGCTGAAGCACGTATTCAAGCAGCACTTATGCAAGCAAGTGCGTTGTATGAAGATATTCACGAAGGACGCAAACTAGCCTTCCGTGCAGGTGGAGAAGGTTATTTAGGATTTCACAACTACAGATGGCAGGCTGGAAAGAAATACGGAAGTGTTCCTGCCCTACGAAAGATGTCTGAGTACTGGACAGCGTATAAAGCCCAGAAACAATTGGAGACATATGGCATTGAACTGCCAGATACTCAGACCCTAATTAGAAGAGCGGCAGCGTACCGAGCAAAGGGATAACTTGAATATACTACTAACACTAGACGGGGTACTAAGTTCGGAATCAGGAGAACCAAACCGAGCAGGAGTGCTTCTTTACTACGCCCTAAATGAGGGTCATCGAGTAGCCCTAATCACCAATAAGAATAAAGGTGATGCTGAACACTGGTTAAAGTCACATGGCATTATTGGTTACGACGATTTGGTAGGCGATGAAGTTTTTTTAGAAGGTGAAGACCTTCGTAAAAGACAGTTTCTTTTGCAACGCAGCAAAGTCCCCATGGAGTTGTATATTGATTCTGACCCAGCAATGTGCGCTTGGGTATTTGAACAACAACGGGTACCCATCCTTCTTTTGGCTCATCCAAGTTACTTGCCAGTAGAAAATCGCCCAGACGCTCCTAGCAAAGTTCGTAAATGGTCAGATATTGAAGCAGCAATAGACAAGGCTAATGTGGCTCGTTCAGAGCAAGCCATAAAGCCACGAGAAGCAGAACTTTGGCAAGACTAGTGAAAATCATTTTTAACGGAGCCGAGGTAGGCTCAAATCGCACCCTTTTAGAAGGTATGAAAGTTGAGTGGGCTGGACTCAACTTTTACCACCTGAAGAAACGAGGGTTGCCCAAAACTAAACTCTGGCTCATATCTGAGCATTTCCCTGAAGACATGAATGTAGTTATCGAGTCTGGAGCGGCCCAGGCAGACAAAGATGGACTGTCTAAAGAAGAACTACTTTCTTTAGCCGCTGATTACCAGGAGTTCGTAGTCAATAACGCAGAAAGAGCCACTGCCTTTTTGGAGTTTGACTCAGTTACATTAGGAGAAATGTGGTGTGCGTCACAAAGACCATTCTTTGAGAACGACCCAAAACTCTGGGTGGTCTGGCACGGCACATATGGATTTCCAGCCCTTCAAAGGCTCTCTGAGGCCCACAAGAACGTAGTCATACCTAGTTCCGATATTGAGGCTATAACCAGTCTAGCCGCCATAACAAGGTCTCATCAAAGGCAGTATGGCACTACCTACCACGCTCTAGCCTGTGCCAAGCCTGACAACCTGCGGCAGATACCATTTGCCACCGCAAGCACATTGTCATGGCTTTCGCCAATGAGACGAGGCGAGACTATCGTCTGGGATGGGCAGAGAATCGTCCGTTATCCAAAGAGAATGAAAGACCAAGCCCGCCCCCGTTATAAGAAGATTGTTGAGGATGCGGGGCTAGACTATTTAGCCTTTAAAGAAGATACCACCCTAGAAGCGACCAAGGTTGCTGTCTGGTCATACCTACAGTTGGAGAGGTCAATGGATAAGAAAATACCAGAACTGCACATTATTGAAGGGGGCAAAAACTCACAACTATCTGATAACAGTGAGACACCCCTACTATCAGGAATGATGGAATTGATGGGGGACTCTTCTGATAACAGTGGGGTGGAAGGGCGGAAAGTGGAGCGAAGTGGAGTAGTCCAAAGAGACCCTTCTGAGGTGCAAAACCTACCTGTTTTTGGTTATAAGATGAAGACAGTTGTCGAGAAAGATGAGCAAGGAAACGATGTCCTCAAAGATGTACCCGTCGTTCAAACGCAGAGTGCTTCAATTCGTCAGTGCAATACTTGCTTTGTCGCTGCTAATTGCCCTGCTTTCAAGCCTGATAATACTTGTGCTTTCAACCTTCCTATAGAGGTAAAGACTAAGGAACAACTCAAGGCTTTATTGACCGCAATGATTGAAATGCAGGGCCAAAGAGTGGCTTTTATGCGTTTTTCTGAAGAAATGAATGGTGGCTATGCTGACCCAAATGTTAGTCGTGAGATTGACCGCTTGATGAAATTGGTTGAGACGGTCAACGAAATGAGCAGCAGCAAAGAGTTCATTCAGATTACTGCCCAGCGACAGGCATCAGGTGGAGTTCTGTCTGCTATCTTTGGAGACAGGGCACAAGCCTTAAAAGAGTTACCTGAGTCTTTGAAAGAAGAGCAAGTCACTAAAATTATCCAAACTTCTATAGAAGATTAGTTATCTGATAACAGATATTTCTAGGTAATGGAACAAGGTTTACCCCATCTAGAAAAAAATTTGTGGTCTAACAAGTTAACAAGTGCGTGATAGGTTTCCCCCCTACACAATAGGCGCCTCTACAAGGGGTATTTAGTAAACAGAAGAAATGGTGGTCTATTTATGGGGATGTTCTCATTTGAATTAGCAAGCGAATTCGTTGCTCCTTACAGGGATAAGAAGCCACCTTTTGGCTATAGAGATGCTGGGGGAAACTCGGTTGGAGAGATTACCTTTTTGCGTACCTATTCACGCTTGAAGGAAGATGGTACTAAGGAAACATGGGCTGACGTCTGTGAGCGAGTCATCAATGGGATGTATTCTCTGCAGAAAGACCATGCCAAAAGTCAACGCCTTCCTTGGTCTGATGCCAAGGCAGCAGCCTCCGCTAAAGAAGCATACGACCGTCTCTTTAACCTAAAGTGGACTCCACCTGGACGAGGCTTGTGGGTCATGGGAACTCCTCTTGTAAACCAACAACGTAATTCGGCGGCGCTACAGAACTGTGCGTTCGTCTCAACTTCTTCTATGACAAAGACTGACCCTGCCAAGCCATTTGCTTTCTTGATGGAAGCCTCAATGCTTGGTGTTGGTGTGGGCTTTGACGATAAGGGCGCAGATAAAGACTTTACAATCTACGACCCACAACAAGGAGAAGTTTATGAAATCCCCGATACAAGGGAAGGCTGGGTTGAGTCAACAGCCATCCTCATCAATGCCTACCTCAGAGCAGATTCGAAGGCTCCAATATTTGATTACCAAAAGATTCGCCCAATGGGAGAACCAATCAAGACCTTCGGTGGAACGGCAGCAGGGCCAGACCCGTTAATTAAACTACACAATCTCATTACTGAGATGTTTAAGGGCAGGGCAGGACAGAAACTAACTCGTAGAGATATTGCAGATATTGGCAACATGATTGGTGTCTGCGTTGTTTCTGGAAACGTCCGTCGTTCTGCAGAGTTGTTAATGGGTCGTTTAGATGACCAAGAATTCCTAGACCTAAAGAACTACGAAAAGAATCCTGAGCGTATGGCTCATGGATGGATGAGCAACAACTCAGTTGAAGTATCTGTAGGTCAAGACCTTACTCCAATAGTTGAAGGTATTGCCCGTAATGGTGAGCCTGGAGTTATTTGGATGGATGTATCTCGTCAGTATGGGCGCCTTGTCGATGCTCGCAACGAAAAAGATTGGCGAGTTGCTGGCTACAATCCTTGCGCTGAACAAAGTCTAGAGTCATACGAGTGCTGCACACTTGTCGAGACTTATCTCAACAATCATACAGATTTAGATGATTTCAAAAGAACATTGAAGTTTGCATACTTGTATGCCAAGACTGTGACTTTGCTTCCTACTCACTGGGAAGAAACAAACGCAATCATGCAACGCAATCGCCGCATTGGAACCTCTATCTCAGGTGTGGCTAACTTTGCTGACAACAATGGCTGGTCTGTGCTTCGTGAATGGATGGATGCTGGCTATCAAGTTATTAAGAACTACGACAACTCGTACTCTGAGTGGCTTGGTATTCGTCCATCAATCAAGATGACAACTGTTAAGCCATCAGGAACAGTTTCTATTCTCGCTGGTGAATCTCCTGGAGTTCACTGGGCATCAGGTGGCAAGCACTTCCTTCGTGCTATTCGATTTAGCAATACTGACCCAATGCTTCCGCTATTCAAAATGGCGCAATACAGAGTTGAGCCAGCAAATGAATCGCCAGAGACAACAAGTGTTGTTTTCTTTCCTGTAGAGACTAATGCCAAGAGAGCAGAAAAAGAAGTTTCAATCTATGAGAAGGTTGCTCTTGCTGCTACTGCACAGCGCTATTGGTCAGACAACTCTGTGTCAGTTACAGTCACTTTTGACGCTGAGAAGGAAGCAAACTCTATTGGTTCTGTGCTTCACATGTACGACGGACAGTTAAAGACGGTTTCATTCCTTCCTATGGGCAACACCGTTTACCCACAGATGCCGTACACACAGATTGCTAAAGAAGAATACGAAGCATATACAATGCAACTATTCCCGATTGATTTGTCAGGGGTCTATGCTGGACTTGCTGCGGATGCTATTGGTGAAGCGTATTGCACTACTGATTCCTGTGAAGTAAAGTTAATAACAAATTCGTCCTCAATAAAGGAATAATAATGGCTGAAGAATTAGTGGTTTATTGGTCTCCTGCAAACTTTACTGTTACTGAAGAATCTTGGAACCTTCTCTATTTGGAGCCAGAACTGGTTAACAATAAACTTAGAGAAATGTCCACTGGTTATGCAAGAAGCATAAAGGCTTGTCCTGCATCAAAGTTTTATTTGAACAACTTGTTTTCTTTAAAAATACCTTTTAGCGATGAGATAACTTTACCAGTTGATTTTTTAAATCTAACTCACATGGATGAAGGCGAAGCGTTTTTAGACACTAAATCTATTCTTGCAATAAAAAGAGTTAGGCCTTCTAGTTATGTAGGTTATTCTAATTTGTCTTATAACTTGGGATGGCTTTTTTTCTGCGAAGAACCTTTAGTAGCAAGACTTACTCCTCCAACTATCCCTCCAACAAGTCCAGCAGAGGGGGCTATTTTATCAAGCGGAGAGTTTGATGTTGGTCAATGGTTTAGACCTATTTTAATAGATTATCACATTCCGTTAACAACTCAATCTTTGTCTTTTAAAGAAAATGATGACATAGCCTATATAAAGTTTGAAACTTCTAAAAAAGTTGTTTTAAAAAGATTTTTACTCAAAGAAACTTTAAATAACATCATGAGTGAAAGTGTTTTTTCCCCAGTTCGTTATGGAAAGTTTAAAACACTAAGCGAACGTTACGAAATGGCTAGAAGAACTAAGGTTTTAAACATTATTTCTTCTGAAATTAAAAAAAATTTAGTGGAATAAACTTATAAAAATAATTTAACTTAATATTTTTATTGTCTGGTTTTTGCTGGCTTTGGAGTTCTAGCACGCTTCTTTGCAAGTTGTTCTGCTTGCTTCTTGCGAGTGCGTGCTGGGCCTGCAACTTTTTCTTCATGCTCTTGCTGACGCATTAGTTGTTGAGATACTTGAACATCTTTGAAGGGGCGACTCGTATCTCTAATAACTGTGTAAATGCCTGTTGCTGGTGAATGGTCTGTAACTACTTTAATGTAATGGTCTTGATTATTAGGGTCACGGGCTTCTGTAACCATTCTGTCTTTATCGTTCTTTGATATTGAACTAACTCCGTTGAGCATAACGTGCTTGACTGTAGACCATGGAATGTCACGTTCCCAAGAACGACCACTTGAATGGCCTGAGAACTTAGGGTTATTTACTAAGTGAGCGATTGCTGACACATAGCCAAGGATAAGGAAAAAGCCCCAACAAGTGGGGCTTTACCTAATGCTTTTACTTTTGTTTTGCTTGATTTGCTTTGATACCGCTATAGCCTGTCTTTTTTCTATTCATAGAACCTGGAACTTTACCTCCTGGCCCTTTATGTTTGGCTTTGCGAATCTCTAAAGAAGCAGCAATCTTGTCGTGGTGCTTTCCCATTTGTTTCCTTTCGTTTGTTTCATTCTAATAGAAAAAGCCCCCTTTTTCAAGAGGGCTTCTGCTACGGCTTTTGCTATTGCTTTGCCTTGAACTTCTTAGGGAACTCAGCCATCAACGCTTTAGTCTTTGGCGTTAGTCCTTTCCAAGAACTCCAATCTTTGCCTCCATTGCTCATGTGATAAGCAACTTTGGCATTGACTACAGGGTTTAGCAATTCGGCATTAGACCCTAAACCGAATTGTTCTCTGCGTTCTTCGCCCAAACCGCCAAGCATGTTTATCTGAAACATGCCGTAGGAGTTATCTCCTGTGTTGCGGTTTCCATTGTGTGCTAATGGGCGACCATTTGATTCTTTCTTAGCAACTGCCCATGCTTCTTTTAGGTCTTGACCTTCAAAGCCTACGGCATACAACAACTCTGCTAACTGAACATCAGTCAGAGAATCGGCATTGGCATACTTGGCTAGAATCTTGTTATCTTCTTCGATTTTAGCCTGTAGTGCTTCTGCTTTAGTTGGCGCTATCGCTGGTGACGATACGCCTATTGCTATTGCCACCGCTATTGGTGGGATAGTCATAGCACCTATAACTATCTTTGCTTTTGCTATGGCTTTGGCTTTCTGTTCCTCTGCCATAGCCCTTATTTTTGGACTTGGGTTGTTCATAATCACTCCAAATAGTCATTGACTACCTCGGCAGCCTTAGACTGTTGGTGACGGATTCGGTGCAGATACCGCTCTGTCGTAACGATGGATTGATGGCCTAACCTCTCCTTGACTTCGTGCACATCTACTCCGTTCTTTAACAACTGAGTAGCGTTAGCGTGCCGTAAGTCGTGGGTGGTCGGATACCAGCCTATCCCTGACTTGTTGATGGCTTCGTTCCAGATGGCTCTCCATCTGTCACGAGGCAAATGTCCTTCGCTTTTGCTATTGCTTTGGCTTTTGCTATTGCTTCTGCTATGGCTTTCGCTTTTGCTAAGGCTTTTGCCCTTGCCCTTCTTCTTGTCCTTTCTATAGTGACTGCGGTATTCCCTTACCGCTTCTTTACAAGCCTCACATCTACACCCGCCTACATTGTAAGAGTAGGGTGTTGCGTGTTGGAATGTTCTGCTTCCAACTATGTAAGGCTTTCCTACGCTTTTGGTAGGACTTCCTATTTTACTTGGCATCTCAACCAGGTGCTTTGAGAAAACCAAATCTTCTTTTGCTAGTGCTTTTGCTATGACAAATGCTTTTACTTCGGCTATGAGCGCCTCCGACAGCACCACAGTTCGCTTGTTATTGTTTTTCGTTGCGGATACAACTAAGAACCTATCACCATTGTTATAGTCTTTTCCCACATCTGATACTGTCCTGCGAACATAGACTTCTTTTGATTGGAAGTTGAAGTCTTTTACCCTAAGTTCTGTTGCCTCTCCAAATCGGCAACCTGAGCCTATGAGAAAGCGAGCAAAGAGCCTTGCGCCGTCTGTGGGCAGGTTCTTTTGGATACGCCTGAAATCCCCTACTTCTAGCGTGTAGGTGGGGTCGGGCTTGGCAAGGGGTATTCGTATGCGGTGGGTGGGATTGGTGGCTATCGCTTCATCTTCTACTGCGAGCCTGAATAGATGACCTAGTGCGGTCTTGAGATGACTTATGGTGCTTGCGCTTACACCTTCTTTAGCAAGGTTATCAAATAGCAATCGGACATCACGCTTGTTGAGGGCGGAGATGCGCTTAGTGCCAAAAGAAGGTTGGGCATACTTCTTTATGAGAGTGAAGTATGTCTTTCTGGTGATTACTCGAACATCAGTTCTAGTTATCAGTTTTTCTACATAGTTGTCAAAGGTGGGTTGATTGTTGGGCAATAGATTTAGCGAACCTTCTTCTGCGAGTAATCCTGCTTGAAGTGCTTTAGCCCTAGATGAATAAGAACCTGCCGATTTAGTTCTGCCTTCGGCTCGGTAATAGGCGGTGTATCTGTTCTTGCGTTTGACTACATAAGCCACTTTTGCCCCCTAAGTTACTGACGAGTAGGGTAGCAAAAGAGGGCGAATAGAACAAAAAAAGGGGGCAAGTTGCGCTTGGCAACCTGCCCCCGATTTGTGGTAAGCAACCTAAAGAAGATTGCTTTTTACTGAGTATTAGATTTTCACTCCGTATTTGTCAATTAGACCATTGAAGTTCGTATCATCAGTAAGAGTTAGAAACTCATTACTATCAAGTTGCGATAGTTCTATTAGATAAGAACCTTCATCAACAACTTGGTAGCGTGGAGAATCTTTCTGAACGATTATCTTTATCACGCTTTCACCTTCCTTTTCTTTTGTAATTTGTATGCTCTGTTGCGCCAATTACGAGAATCTCGTTTGACAGTAATTATGTCGTGACAGTTATGGCAACGGGTCACGCATTTCTTTAGTTCTTTCTCTATCTTGGAGATAGGGAACACATCTCGAATCATCTCTGAGATTGTGTATTCTTTTGCGCCTCTGCCTAACAAGTGGTCGTTAGTTAGATTGCGAATGTCTGAATCCATAACCTCAATTACTTGTTTGATTACAGAAGCAGGAACATAGCCTTGAAGAAGTTTTCTAACTTTGGTTTTCTTTTTAGCGCAATCTATACAGGGGTTCTTGAAGAAGTGTTGAGTAAAAAATTCGTGAATCTCTTTCTTACGCCTTCTTCTGTTCTTATACATTCTTTCTAGTTGGGCTTGCTTGTTCTTTCGATAGTAAGCCTTTTGTCGCTCGCTTTGGCAAGGTCGGCAATAAGGTTGCGTATTTCCAAGTATTCCTCTATCGGAACGCTTCTTGGCAAAAGAAGTTATTGGTTTAGTTCTTTTACAATGACTACACTTTTTTGATTTCAACTAATCATTTATCTACACCTATCCTTTGCTTCCACATTCACAGGCTTCTTCGTAATTGAATTGACAGAAATAGCACCCCATAAATTCTTCACAAAATTTACAGTAGTATCTAAACATCTGTTCTTGACAACTGAAACAAAAATACATTTCATTTGTTATGTTGTAATACTTAGTTGTTTCTAGTATTGGTGACACCTAATTGTTCCTTTCTCAATAGAGGTTTGCTAGTCAAGTGCCAATAGCCACAATCAGAACACTTGTAAGTTCGACAAGGTTTCTTCTTTTGAGAGAATAAAGAAGATTTCCAAATCAACCTTAGTTTGCGTTCTGCTTTTGCTCTAGTGAAGAACGCTGTTTTACTACCACAACTTACATTCATCACTTTGTCCGTGTTTCTGCCACACCTTCGGTGCGACTTGTAGGTTAGGCGCATACAACTTCTTGCCACAAGGACATTTCATTTCGTATTCGCCAGCACCTTCGTTCCACCTAAAAACAGATTTAGGTGATTTCTTCTTTATGAGTGGTTCTCTTTTATTTCTAGGCATTATTTCTCCTGTGGTTCGTCATAGAGATTTCCGTTATCGTGTTCATAAAGACCTGTGTAGATAACAACTTGTCCGTCATTATCTACTTCGTATCCAAACTTCTTTATGACTTTTAGTAGTAATTGAGTATCTGACATTTCATTTCCTTCCTACGATTGTGTAAGTCAGATTGTCTGCTAACAATTTATCGGTGTCACAAATAGCACCATTTATCGTTGCGACTATTTCTTCGTGTTCATACACTTCGGGAAACTCGAATTGAATCGT